CGGATTGTCGCGGACGACGGCGGGGGCCTGTTCGATCCTGCTGATTGGCGGTGGCGGTGAGCCCGCGCGCGATCACCACGCCGCGGCTGCCCGAGCCGCAGGCCGAGGAGGTGCGTCGGCTGATCGTCGATGCCGTGCGCGAGCTCCAGGCCCTGCCGGCGGCGTCGCTCGGCGTCCTCGCCGACGTCCAGGTGCCCGACGGCCAGCTCGTCGCCGTGCCGCACCGGCTCGGCCGGCCGCCGCGCTTTGTCGTCATCTCGGCCCCGCGCGGGCCGGTCTCGGCGGGGTTCGTCGAGGAGGTCCGCGACGGCGCGGACCGCGCGCGCGTGGTCGTGCTGCGGGCGCAGGGCTACGGGGCGACGATCACCGTCGACGTGGTGGTGCTGTGAACGGCCTGGACTGGCAGACGATCGAGCTGCCGCTGGCGGCGGGGCAGGAGCAGAAGCGCGATCCGCGCGCGGTCGAGGCGCCTAACCTGCTCCGCGCGACCGACGTTCAGTTCGACGAGGTCGGCGCGCTGCGCCAGCGCCCGCCCTTCGAGGCGCTCGGGGCGAACATCTACGGCGGCGGCGCGCTGGCGAACATCCGCAAGCTCGTGGCGAACGGGGCTGAGCGGCTCGCGTTCACGAAGGACACGCTCTACAGCTGGAACGCGAACCAGGCCAAGTGGGTCTCCAAGGGCACGCACCTCGCCGTGACGACGTCCGAAGAGCCGGCGTTCGTCACGACCGACGATCAGGTGCTGCCCGACCGCGCCGAGCTCGGCGGGGTGGTGTTCGTGAGCTGGCAGAAGACGTTGGGCGCGGTCACCACGGGCTACGTCGCGGCGTACGAGCGGTCGACGGGCTCGGTGCTGATGACACCGCAGGCGCTGAGCGGCTGCCGTCAGATCCGGCTGACGGCGCTCACGACCAAGGTGCTCCTCTCGTACTACGACGGCACGAACGCCGTCGGTTGCGTCGCGCTCGACGCGGCCAGCCCGGTGCCCTCGCTCGGCGGCGCGGTGACGGTGGCGACGGGCGTTGGTGCGACCTGCAATTATGACGTGGTCCGCGTGCCCGGCGCGGACACCGCCGTGTTCGCCGTCCGGCGCACCGTGACGACGTCGTATGACGTCGCGCGCGTCACGGCGGCGCTCGCGGTCACGACCGTCAACAAGGCCCGCACCTGCACCGGGGCGATCGCGCTGTCGGTCAAGCTCTCGGGCGAGCAGGTCCAGATCGCGCGCGCGAACGGGGCCTCCGTCGTCGGTGATCTGCTCAAGGAGAGCGATCTGTCCGACGTGTCACCGGCCGGCACGTACATCTCGCAGGCAATCGGGACCTCGGTAGGCACGATCAATCAGATCACCGCCGCACACCGCACCGATGACCGCTGTTACGTGTTCTGGCACTCGAGCCAGACGGCCGGATCGTCGAGCTGGACTTCAAAGGTCAATTGGGTCTCTACGAGCGGGGCGCTCGGCAGCGAGAAAGACTTCGTGCGGCGGCTCGCGGTGGCCTCGCGCGCGTTCCATCACGATGGCTCGGTCTACGTCGGGATGGCGTTCGCCGGTGAGTCGACGTTTCCCGGCGCGGGCCCCGCGAACTACCGCGCGCAGCTCCAGAACACGTACTACCTCTACCGCGACGACATCTTGCTCGTCGCGAAGGCGACGGTCGGGCGCGCGGGCGGCTTCTCGCCGACCGACGGGTTCTTGCCGAACGTGACCAGCAGCAGCACGGGCCGCTACGACTGGGCGGGCATCGAGCGCCGCATCATCGACCTGGGCGAGAAGCAGACGGGCTACGGCGCGCGGGCGCCCCGGCTCGTGTCGTGGACGTTTGATTCCAACGAGGCGCGCCGGTGCGTGCGGCTGGGCGGCACGCTGTACGTGACCGGCGGGCAGATCATGCAGTACGACGGCGTGCGGCTCACCGAGCTTGGCTTCCACGTCTATCCGTGGGACTTCGAGGCGAGCGCGTCGACGGCGGGAAACCTCACCGACGGCGACTACTACTACAAGTGCACGACCCGCTGGGACAACGCGGCCGGCGAGCTCGACCGCTCGACGACGGCGACGGTCGCCAAGGTCACGATCACGTCTGGCCCCAAGTTCGTGTCCGCGCCCGCGACGGTCCCGCTTCACCTGACGCGGAAGCCCTCGACGGAGATCGCGGTGGAGCTGTGGCGCACCGCCGCCAACCCGACCGACGACGCGCCGTTCTACCTCGTCACCAGCAAGGACCCGGCGGCGACCTCGAACCCGAACCGTTACCTCCCGAACGACGCCGATGCGGTCGCGATCGTCGCGTTCCAGGACAACTTCGCCGACGCCACCGCGACGACGAAGGAGAGCCACCCGGAAAACTACGGCGTCCTCGAGTACCTCGCGCCGCCACCGGCGACGATCATCGCCGCGACGGCCGATCGGATCTTCCTCGCGGGCGTCGCGGGTGATCCCTCGCGCATCTGGTACAGCCGGCTGCGCGCGGAGGGCGAGGTCGCGAGCTTCAACGACGCGCTGACGGTCGACGTGCCACGGGCCGGCGGGGCGGTCACCGGGCTGGGGTTCGTCAACGAGACGCTGATCGCGTTCTGTGAGCGCGCCGTGTACGCGCTCACCGGCGACGGCTTCAACAATCTCGGGCAGGGGGCGAACTACGGCCCCGCGCGGCTGCTCTCGACCGACGTCGGCTGCACCACGCATGACTCGATCGCGCTGACGGATGCGGGCCTGATCTTCAAGTCGCGCAAGGGCTGGTACGTCCTCAATCGTGGCTGGTCGGTCGAGTACATCGGCGGCGGCGTCAGCGACTTCGACGGCGAGGCCGTGATCGCCTGCCACACGCTGGACGCGGCGCATCAGGTGCGCGCGCTCACGAGCGGCCGGCTGCTGATGTTCGACACCTTGCTGCGGCAGTGGGCGACGTGGAGCGTGTCGGCTGTCGCCGCGACGGTCTGGACCGATCAGGGCACGGGCGTGTTCAGCGGCACGCCGAATTATCACTACGCGACGACGAGCAGCGTGCTCGGCGAGGCTGCGCACTCGACGGTGCCGACGTTCGACACCGACATCGAGACGGGCTGGATCCGGCTCAACCAGCTCCAGGGGTTCGGCCGCGTCCGCGCGATCAACGTGCTCGGGCAGCCGAACACGGGCGCGGCGCGCCGGCTGCGCGTGCGGCTGTATCGCGACTTCTCGGAGACGGCGTTCGACGATCGGTACTGGACGATCCCGGCCGTCGCCGACGTGATGCAGCTGCGGATCAGCCCGCCGATCCAGCAGCTCCAGGCGATCAAGGTGCGCCTGACGATGTCCGCGACGGACAGCGTCGGAGCACCGCTGGCGTACGCGGGCGAGACCCCGCGCTTCGTCGCGCTGTCGTTCGAGGTGGGAATCAAGCGCGGCCTCTACCGCCGCATGCCGGCCGCGCAGCGGCAGTAGGAGGACGCCATGTGGAATCCAACCGACGAGAGCGGATCAACTAAGCGCAAGCGCGCGGACCTCAACGAGACCGGCCTCGCCTCGAACCAGTTCGCCGAGTACAACCAGGGGCAGTATCAGCAGCTCGCCGGCGAGGCCGCCGCGCAGCGCGAGGCCCTGCGGCGGCAGGCGTCGGGGCAGGACTCGCTTTCGTCCGAGCAGCTCCGGCAGGGCCTGCAGCAGAACCTCGCGTCGCAACGCTCGATGGCGGCCAGCGCGGCGCCGGGCAACGCGGCGATGGCGGCGCGCAATGCGGCGATGAACATGGGCCGCGCGGCCTCGGGCATGTCGGGCGCGGCTGCAACGGCGGGCATCCAGGAGCGGCGCGCGGCGCAGGACGCGCTCTCGCAGATGATCCTCCAGCAGCGCGGGCAGGACCTCCAGGGCGCGCTCGGCGGGCGGCAGACGGCGGTGAGTGCGTACGACGCGACCACGCCCGAAGGCTCGTGGCTCGACAAAAACGCGCCGCTGATCAAGATGAGCGCGGACGGCGCCGCGGCGGTTTTCTCGGACGAGCGCGGCAAGGCCGCCATCAAGCCCGCCGACGGTCGCGCGGCCCGCATCCTCGACGGCCTGCAAGCGTACTCCTACCGCTACAAGGACGCGGCGAACGGCGCCGGCCCGCAGGTCGGCGTGATGGCGCAGGACATGGAGCGCGCCGGCCTCGGCCACGCGGTCCGGAACACACCGAACGGCAAAATGGTCGACGCGGGCAAGGCCGCGACGTCGAGCCTGGCGCTGACGGCTGCCCTCGCCGAGCGTGTGAAGAAGCTCGAGGGGCGGGGCAAGTAAGATGGCGATCGTCCCGCCTGTGTGGTCCTGGCCTCCGGTCCATTGGCCGGCAGGCGGCGATGCGCCCGACGAGATCCAGATGCCGGCGGACAACTTCGCGGACGTCGCCCCGGCCGATCTCCAGGCCGCGCGAGACGAGCTCGACAACCCCGGCGAGATGCAGTTCCCGCCCGATAGCTTCGCAGACGTCGCGCCGGCGGATCTCGCGGCGGCTCGCGCCGAGCTCGACGCCGAAGCCGAAACGCCCGAGGGCTATGCCGGCGGCGACCCGTTCGCGGCCCTGCGCGCTCCGTCGGTCAGCCAGCCTTACATTGGATTTCCGCGCAACCCCGACGAGGCCCCGCCCGTCGAGCCCGCGCCCGAGCCGCTGCCCGCCGCCGATGCAATCAGCGGCGCCGGTGTCGTGCCGATGACGCCGCTGGCTCCTGGGCTGGGCATCCCGCAGGCGACGTTTGAGCAGGCGATGCGGCTCGTCCCGACGGAGACGAAGGGCACGCCGGAACTGCCGGACGAGTACCTATCCAATCAGGAGATGGGCCAGGCGTTTGCGGCGCTGTCGCCCGAGGAGCAGCTCAATCGGCAGCTCGACCTGGAGCAGCGCCGCAGCGACATGCAGAGGCAGCGCATCGCGGAGGCCAGCAAGGCCGACGCGGAGCGAGCCGAGCGCGAGGAGCAGAACTGGCGCACGTCGCGCGAGGACGCCAAGCGCGAGATGGCGCAGATCGACGCCGAAGCGAAGGCCGAGGCCGCGCGCGAGATCGACATCAACCGGGGCTGGGCGGACGCATCGACCGGCACGAAGATCGCCGGCATCTTCTCGGCGCTCGCCGGCGGCCTCGTCGCGCACAAGTACGGCGGTCGCAACAGCGGCCTCGAGATGATCGACAAGCTCATCGAGCGCGACATCGACGCGCAGAAGTTCAACAAATCGCAGCGCGTCAACGACCTGACCCGGCGCGGCGCCTCGGCTCGCGAGCGGCTGGCGATGGCCGGCGACGACTTTCGCGAGGAGACGCGGCTCCGGCTCACCGCCTACGATCGCGTCCTCGGGCAGATCGCCAGCGACGCGCAAAATTTCGACCCGCGCGGCACGCAGGCGATCCGATACGGGCAGGCGTATCAGGACCTCGCCGCCAAGCGCGCACAGCTTGCGCTCGACGCGCAGAAGCGCACCGCCGACGCCTACAAGGAGCAGCTCGACTTCGCCGGCAAGGAACTGGACCTCCAGAAGAAGCAGGCCGAGCTCGCCAAGGCGCAGCGGGCTGCGATGGGCGGGGGTTCGGGTTCGGGTTCGGGCTCGGCCAAGCAGTCGCCTGCCGAGTGGGCCGCGCTGTACGGCGATGCCGGGCGTCCGCCGCGCCCGATGGACGCGAAGGAATACAAGGAGTGGGTGGCCACGGGCGGCAAGGTCGCGACCAAGGCCAGCGCTGAGGCCGAGGGCGAGAAGAAGCGTCGCGAGAACTCGCCCGAGTGGATCGCGGGCGAGCTCGGCGCGGGCGACTTGGTCAACGAGGACGGTACGCCGGTCCTGTTCCGCACCAGCGAGAGCGCTGCCCGCATCGCCAAGAAGCGCGGCGCCGTCGACAACGCGGCCCGGCTGATCGACCAGCTCATCGCGGCCCGCGCCAAGTATGGGTGGTCCTCCGACCTGTTCAAGAGCGACGAGTGGCGCGAGGCCAAGGCCGACATGGGCGCGCTCATCATTGAGTCGAAGAACGACGCCGAGCTTGGCGCGCTGTCCGGCCCCGACATGGGCCTGATTGAGCAGATGCTCGGCACGACCGACCCGACCGAGACGCTCGATCCGACGCCCGGCCTGAAGCGGGCGCGCATGAACTCGATCAACGGCCTCAACACGGTCATCCGCGCCGAGGCACGGCCCGGCTCGAAGCCCAAGCGGTACGACATCAAGGCGCCGAACTACGAGAAGCCCGAGGAGACCGAGGAGGACCGCATCCTCGCGCGCGCTCAAGAGGAGAACATCAGCCCTTATACGAGCTTCGTCTCTGACCAGAAGAACCTGGCTCCATCCAAGCGGGTGAAGCGAACCAACGAGGAGGACGCCGCTGCATACAAGGCGGCCGGCGGCGAGAACAGCATTCCGCCGACTATCCGCACGCAGATCGACAAGTGGGAAGCTGACGCGCGCAGCGGCGACGAGGCCGCATCGACCAAGGCCCGCGCCTACCTGCTCAAGCTTACCGAGACGGGCGGCAGCGACGCGATCAAGGCCGCCGCCGAGATTGCGCTTTTCGCAGCGAACAGCACCGCCACCGAGGCCGGCCCGCGCACCTCGACGGCGCGTGATGGCGTCGACATCCGAGGGCGGAAGTAGATGCCGCCGATCAGGATGATCGACCCGGCGTCGGGCGACACATTCGCGGTTCCGGAGGCCGATGTCGCCCTGCGCGCCCGCGACGGCTGGACTATCGAGGGCATCCAGGGTCAGGTCGATCGCGTCTCGGAGGCGCAGCGCGAGGACGAGTATGGCGGCGTGGTCGGCACGCTCGCCGGCGGCGGCCTCGCGATCGCGCGCGGTGTCACCGGCGGCCTGTCCGATGCGGCGCTGTCCGCGCTCGGCGAGGGCGACACGGTCCGCCGGCTGCGCGACTACAACCAAGGCGTTTCAACCGTCGGCGAGATCGCCGGCTCCGTCGGCGGCATGTTCGTCCCCGGCACCGTCGCCAGCGGGATCGCAAACCTCGGCGCGAAGGTCGGCGCAAAGGGCACCGTCGGCGCAGTGGTCAAGGGCGGGCTCGTCGAGGGCGGGCTGACCGGCCTCGGGACCGGCGTCTCCGAGCTCGCGCTGTCCGAGGAGCCGCTGACGCTTGAGCGCGCGACCTCGGTCCTCTCCTCGAACCTGCTCTACGGCGCAGCCATCGGCGGCGGCGCGAACCTCGCCGGCA